CCAGTCATCGGCACCACTGCCCTTGTGGACACCACTTCCGCAGTCACCTCATCCTACCTCGCACATCTGGCTGAACAAGCACCCTATCACACGACTTCACAATTGATTCAGACCGTCTTCCCACCCATACCGATCCAACCTGGCTTGCCACCATGGGTACTACCCGATTTAGTTCCAGAATGGGTACCGCAAGCCGTTCAAAACTTACTTGATTTAGGTGCACCCCTACTTCATGTCGGCGTGGACGTCGCCAATTGCCTCCATGCTCTGACTGTAGCACTACCGATAATGAGGCTCATAAACTACTACATGTCCAGCTCACATTTTCATGAGCATGCCTCAGACATCCAGGCTGGCGGTAAAATCCAACTCATGGCGATCCGAGACTGGAGCAACGTCAGTGCAGAGTATCAGGAACGCCACTCTTTGAAACAGATCCTGGGTTTCAGCAGACCTCTCCCTATAGGGCTCCCCACACATGTCAATAAGTTGCTCGAACTTGCGAATAGCATAGGCAGCATGCAAGGCACAGCCCCGTCCCTCCACACGGCGTTGAGCAACGAAATCAACGGCATGCACAAACGACTGCAGGAAAGAAACGAGGTGCCTGTTCCGGACAATTCGCAACGGGGTTTCGAGAGGCTCTTATCTGAGTTTGCACCGGAGTTTAACTTTCGACGGTACACGTCCTCGCAACCTCATCCGGAGTGCGCTATTGCAAGGAAGATAGCTCTCGCAGTGGTCGCCAACGAGACAGGGAAAAACACCAACCGAAATGTTATGGTGGCTGGGTCCCCTTATCAGTGTTCCGCTTTTCCGGCTTTGGTACACAACTGCGCCCCTATCCTCACCGGTCGCGACGATTACCGCCATCACCACACACACAGCAGCGAGGAGAGGGCTTTTGCGACGGCCATCAGCTGCAGGACAACCTTCCAGGATTGTCAAAAGATCACACCTGGGTGCAATCTAATTGTTCCCCTGGTCCCCGACCTCTCCACCGATCAGTTGGTGAAGGGAATGGTGCATAAGGGCATAAACAACGCCTATGTCATCACACATCTACCTGTCCCTTTGGTGGACAGTAGAGTCAATACTTGGGTTGACGACGACTTGGCAGTCCGCTTTGAACGGAAGAACGGAAAAATAGCAATGTACCATCAAAACTCAGCCGGTGCAGGGTACATCAACGACGAGGAGGCGATGCTCAGTTGGGCCAGACCAGCGCCCGTGGTCCCCGGACTTGACATAACCATAGAAGAACTGCGGCATGTCGGCAGTCTTTATATTTTGCAGGTTAAGATCGGCTTAGGTAGCGGTGAGGACAAGCCGTCCCTTTTCAGGATTGCCTCTGGTAGGTTCTATGTCCTACCTATTCTTAAGAACAAGGTCAGAATGGGCAAGGACGAACGAACACATTTTGTCGTGCCAGCCGTGCGCTTCGACAATATAACCAAGTTTGCCGCTGTGAGCACCACAGCTCGCAATGCTTTTGAGGTCGTGGGAAATAAGGTTAGGGGGCAAGAGGCAGAAATCAAGGTGGCAGATAAAATAATCCTGGCCAGATGGGAACTCACCAGCGATGAATTCAACAGTACAGTCACCCACGCGATCATCAGGGCTGAGATAATGAGAAAAGATAATGACATCTTCACGCGCAAGGGTCTCAACTACGTTTCACGTTGGTACAACAGAACTTCGGGGAGTTTTTTGAAGAGGTACCTCACCCACACTCTAGACACCCTAACGTTGAGTAGTTTACACCGGCCGAGGGGAATGTTTGAGGACAGCCTGTGGGAGGATGCGTTGTCTTTTCTTTTCCATTCAAAGGTGAACGACCACGCAATGGAGGACCCTTACGCCGAGTTCGGAGTCTATAGGGTGCAACACAACCAGTCCAACGGAAACAGACTGCTCTGGCTCTCAGAAAGGATCAGTTCTGACTTTGCCGAACTCACCAGGGACGCACGCGTCTACACAAACACCACTGGCCTTGAGACTTTGGTTTATCAGGATTGCATCAACACCTGTGTGAGGTCCAACCGCTTGATATCAAAGGGAAACATGAGAGCTCTTGAGGGCCTAGCACTCCGGGAGTGCGCCAGGGACGTTCCTGCGCAAGACCATGGGGACAGGGGAGAGGAGAAAAAGATGGAAAGGACTGTCTGTGAAGGCGTGGCACCTACTGAACCGGCGATTGAAGGGCATAATCCCGGGTGGTCCCCACACCTTTTCCCGAGTCAACCGTACGCTGAGACAGTTGAAGAGGCCTCTAGTGTGGAGACGCATCACCCCAGTTCACTGGATGAAAATTGCGTCACCCCGGAGGTTAAAACTGACGCATCAACTTCTGAATCCGTTAGTGCTGTTGAGCCCACTCCCTCCATCTCGTCAAAGGACACTTACGCCGTCATCCCTGGCTTGGATCAACCATGCGCCGTCTATCAGGTATCCACTCATCAGTTGGACGATCGACGCATGTGCACCGGAGTGATCAACTTCGACGGGGAAATAAGCTACCATGACGGCCCGAATCCGTCACCATCACAGTCAAAGTTCTCCAGACGCTTCCAAGGTGACGCAACTGTCAGGGAGATCTTGGAGAACGAAGAGTTCAGGGAGGAGCCAATACCAGACGTCGGCGCTATCAAGTTTCTGAACTTGGTTCTGAACAACGTCAAGACCACCACAGGCAGATGCAATTTTAATCCTGAGGACGAGTTGGTGTCTCGCGACATGTCCAATGACGAGAATGACAAGATCGGGGAGCACGTCAACACTTTCTGGAACGAAATCAAGGCCAGTTTCAACCGTAGAGGGGATCAGTACATCAGACCTCACCTGCTCATTGACGGTCTAGCCGCCTCGGCAAAGAGTGACATTTCACGCCGACTGATCGACCAAAGCAGTGCGCTGGTTATCGTGCCAACCAAGGAGCTAAAAAGACACTGGCGTGGTGAGGCCAGAGGGCAAAACGTCACGGTGATGACGCAACACCATCTGCCGAATGGGACGGATCGCTACGACATCCTGGTGTTGGACGAGGCCAACTGTTACTCGAAAAACCAGATCAAAGCCTGGTTGCACCTCGCCCACCGTCTCCGGGTCAAGAAGGTCCTGTGCCTGGCCGACACTTTTCAGAAGGACAAACGCAAGGAGACGGACGCGCAGTTCGGACATAGCCCGCTCTTAGCCCCCTCGGTCAGATTGACACACACATTTGGAATGCCATTAGACGCGTTGTGTTGTTTCTTGCTTTGCAACGGTCTCGAAAACGACAGCGATTTTTTCACCATGTCAAGGGTGAGGCGGAGCATCTACCTTTACGACCGTAGCACAAATGACCCCGCAGACTTCCCCCGCCAGGACTTGTACACCAGAGCTCGGGTCACTGCAGCCAGTATGAAGGACCCTTACGGCAACGAAATTTGCTCTGTCACGCAGGCACAGGGTTTGAGGTGCAGAGAACACTACTTCGCGTCTGGGTTGACCAACAAACAGCACCGATGGTTCAAGAGCATGCCAGCCGTGCAAAGTGTGCTTTTCTCACGCCACACACAGCGATTGGTCTTGGACATGGGGCTTGGGAATGCGGCCGACGCTTTCTCAAAGGTGCAATTCGAGCACGTGCCGGTGATCAACGGTGACAAGACTAACGCACAGTTAGCTCGAGAGAGGTATAGACGTCCTTTTGACATGGACACAACCTTCGTCCCCTACGAATCGTCTAACCCAGCATACTTGCACCCTGCCTGGCCCTTGAACGCCGCACCAAGCAGCGGGGAACGCATGATCACCGTCAACTGTGACCCGGACACGGCCGCACTCGACCGGGCTGTTGGGATCTCGCACGTGACGAGCATGAAGATGGCAAATGAGGTAATCAATCCCAGGGTGCAACATGTCAGCCGTCGTGAGTACAAGAACAGTCTAGACATGGTGACTGAGGCCGCTCACGGGCTGATCAGCTGCAGCATGGAGGTGGGCTTCGGGGACGAACCTCGTCTTAAGAGTCACATTCCCGGGGTTTCTGCTCTTGGCGACATACAGATGGCCAGGGACCGGTATAACGACCTTCGCAACATGATCATGCGTCAGCTCAACGAACCAAAGCACCTCCACCTGACCTCACAGGACATCAGCGACGCAAAACAGCTTTTTGATGCCTACACACACTCTTTTTGTAAGGAGGAGTATGAGATGCACGCCGTGAGTGATTTTGGTTTCGATTATATCAGCAATCGCAGTCCGACTTTCATTAAAACTTGGGACGACCCTTTTGGTTATGCTGCCAATACATTGGGCCGCAACGGGTTCCTGAAGAGCCAAGTCAAGGTCAAACCCGGCCTAAATGGTCAGGAAACTCATGGTCAGACGATCATAGCCAACGAGGCGTCGATGACAAACTATTTTGGTCCCTACGCGAGGTTGGCCTACTACGGCATGGCACAGATGGACCGGGACGATTTCATCACAGACGTCGGTTTGTCAGACGATGAGCTAAGCATCAGGCTCAAACAGAGTGGCATCGGGGCTAGGATAGAGTCTTCCGGCAATCTTCAGATCGATCTCACTCGGCAGGACAGCACTCACCGGCCGGCGCATGTTCTGGCTTACGCAATGTTCCTAGAATTTTGTAACGTCCCGCAAGAGGTTTGTGACTTATACGTCATGATGCGCTCTATGGCCTACGTCAAGTCTTTGGCCGAGGGCCTCTACAAGGCCGTCATCAGGTGGAATCTCGGGTCTGGGGACCCTTTCACTCTGAATGCCAACTGCTTCATGATGAAAAGCACCATGGCTGTGCGGTACAACGGTCTCAGATATTGCGCAGGAGTGCAGAAGGGCGACGATTTTATCTGCAGCAATGAGGGGTGGAGTATCTCTGGCAAATCGGGTCTTTACGCCAGATTGAAGGTGACGATGAAGATAGACGTCAACAAGCCCCCTTATCACGCAGGACGTTTCATTGTCGATAGCCAGGTACTGGCCGACCCCGTCAGGGCTTTTTTCCGGCATTTCGCAAAGACTCATGATCCGAGGTGTACGATCGAGGAGATTTTTACCTCCTTTAACGATCGAAAAATACACTACACCGAGAGGCAGGCTGAGTGGCTGAAGCAGACCGTACCTCTCTTTTATCCGGACGTGAACGCCGAAGACGCGATTTATATAGTGGATGTCATTCTCAGTTTGAGATCGTTTAAGGTTTTCGCCAGCACCTATAGGTATGCTGATCGTTGCGAGAACGACATTTACGATCCGAGCGAGGACTGTGCCTTCTTAGTCGCCCGCAGGTTAAAACCCTCTTTGTCTCATAGTGTCCTCAAACAATTCAGAAATCATGTCAACCCTATCCAACTCCTTGGCGCTTACCAACGTTATGGTATCAACTGCGTGCTTTCTGCTCATCCTAGTCTTGTTCCGCGTGGTTTTGTCGGTGCTGTCATCACCGCAAAACACGTGTATGCGATTCTGCCGACCACCCCAACCTTTTGATCTTGAGGCGCAATGTGAAAATTCGTCCTTGATTGACGGACAGGAGCGGTCGTTCGAGTACGGGGGGGTAGAGGGAGGAAGAGATATAAATAAATACAAAACAACCTCCACTCAGACCACAGACATCTTGAGTTTTAGTGAGGACGAGGTTTCGGGCGTCCACAATCAGCTTGTGCTCCGGGACGTCACCTTTGTTAATAGCAAAACTCAGACAGAGGAGACCCGTTCTAGGGTCAAGGGCGTTTATGCGGCCTGGTTGGGGGACACAAAACATAGGTTGGATTGCCAACTGGCAATTGGTTGTTTGAATGATAGAGAGTTGCAAAACTGTGTTGCAGCTAAGTACCAAGCCCAGTACTTACGACAACATTATCCTGAGTTGGTGCCACCTAGTAACCCGAACGGGACTCCTCCCAGCGATCACACCGTGGCCACCGCTTTTGAGATTTTGTATTACACAAAATCTGGTTTTGATGTCCGTTACCTTCAGGACACTTTTTCACATATATGTTAGTGCGGCGGGTAATGGTTCGTCCAAAGGGTGTCCTCCGGAGAGCGTCAGTCGTTAAGACAAGACCTCCGGAATTGACCAAGTAGACCAACCGCTCGCTTGAGTTTGTTATGGAGCCTATAAATAATCTTTTAATAAGTTGATTTATAAACGTTTAATTTGATAAACGTTGAGATTTATTGAGAACAAGGGTTCGACCAACAGGTGAACTGCCAGGAACGTCAGAGTGAAATCCAGACCCTGCAGGTGACTTAGTAGTCCAACCATTCTCGGCGAACGCGTTTTAAAGGTGAGATGCCTTACACTTTTAGAGATGAGGAGTTGATAGCTGAGTTGTGGAATTCGGAGTGGTATCGACTTAAGGAGGTTCAAATTCTCTTGAGGGCATTGGGAAGGGCCGATTACTCCGTAATAGAATCAAGGAGGGAGGCACATAGGAGCATCAGCGAATTTCGGGACGACTCTGCCGACTGCCCTTTCGAGCATGGCACCCAGTTTCCAAACACTCTTAGGGACTACTATCTGTCCAGCCACAACAGTGCGGTCGCTACGGTGATCATAGGGTTGCAGAGCTGTTTGTCTTACAGACTGGGTAATGTCGCTAAGGACACGGAGGTTGGCAGCGCTAGTCAGGCGAGCGTGGCCAAGGGGAAGGACGACAAGAGCGTGGTTTTGGCGTTCGATCAGGGAACCCAGGACAACATCAAGCGCTTTGAGGAGCTCTTGAAACAACTGGCGCTGCTGTGCAACAACAAGGACTTGATCCTGGGGAGAACTTCTTTCGAGTCGAGGTACGGTGCCGCGTGGGCTTAGGGAGCTGCTCCGCAACCACCTCCTGGCATCCCGCAACCAGGACAGATTCAAATTCCTCCTATCTTTCAACAGGCAATTCAGGTGGTATCTAGACAATCTCTGGTCAGTGCCTCTCCACCTAGCGAGGAGGAAAGCGAAGAGAGTTCGGAGGACGAGGAGAGCGGCAATGAGGGCGCGGTCGGAGACGAAAGTTCCACTACTGATGGTTAATTGGTTTATAGCGTTGATGTCCGGAATGACCGGTTGGTTTGGGAGACACACCCATTATTTGTTGTATTTGCAGTTTATTTGTGATTATGGCTTGAGTTAGTTTTGTTATGTTTGACTTTATAAACGTGATTAGGGAACTCCTATGGAGAACTAATACCTTTGTTGCGCGTTAGGTACGAAAGTTTTATATTATTTTCTTTTAAAATGCATGCG